ATCCAAGTGGAGCACACAGGCGGTGTAGCCGTCAACATCCCCCCACGCGATGACACCTACGAGCAGTGGTTAGCGAACAACGAGAAGATGAATCAGGCCATTAAAGCCGAGTATGAGGTGGTGTGATGTCAGAGGTTACAGTTACAGACTTCATTCATGTAACCAATCCCGATGAGGCTGACTTCGGCAGGGAGCGAGCTTACGCTGTGGGCTACACCTCCACAGGGCGTTACTGTGCAGCCCCCTTCCACCGCCACCGCGATGATATGATGACGCGCATACGTAGAGATAACGCTGTAAGGTCTGTGGAGTTTAAAATTGCCTGAATACACACCCCAAGAGCGCAAAGTTCGCTTCCTCGCTTACATTGAGGAGCAAAAGGTGAACTTAGCCAAGCAGGGATTTGATTACGCTCGCCTCTGCCATGCTCGGGAAGATCGTGAGACCTTAGCGAAGATAGAAGCGGAGATCGCAAGCGCCACATAGCCCCATTACCCCGTAGCACCGCTGTGAAGCGGCGTGAAAGGACTCTTGAATAAACCGTCCCGCATTGCCACGCTCCTCAAGCTCTTCCAACAGACACCCCCTCGCGGGGTAGCTGATAATGAGCAGGTGGGCGGTGCCCTCTCTCGACTCGCGCAGAATATCCGCCCCCAAGACCCTAATAATATGCTGGAGGAGTTCGCTAACCTCCCAGGTCACGCCCTCGCCAACACGATAGATGCTGGCGCTGCATTAATTCAGCCCGACCAGTTAGTCAAGGCGGCACAGCAGGTCTACAGAGACCCACAGCCCGCCATACAAGGCTTGAAGGACTTTGGCGCAGAGGTGGCAGAGCGCCCAGTAGCCCTAATGGAGCAGTTGGACTTAACGGACCTGATACCTGGGTTGGCAGCATTGCCCCCTGGGAGCAATAAGTTCCTAAAGACATTAGGGAAGAATGCTCAGCCTCAACCTGTCGCAAGGGCTGTTGCTGTAAAACTGAAGAACGGTGAGATAATAGAGGGTTGGCCTGGGAGTTCCCATCACTCACTATACGAGACCTTTGCTGAAGATCGCGGTCTTGAACACTGGAGTGATGAAGTTTTCAGTGCCTTTGAAGGGAAGACCGATGGTTTTATTACCCCAGATGGAAAGTTTATAAGTAGCGCAGAGGCAGGGCGCAGGATTAGGGCGAGCACTGATCCAAACTACCACGGGGAGGGGGAGTCTTATGAAATGCGGCAAGCGGGCACGCTCGGTGATACTCCGTGACCCAATCCACCGAGAAACTTCCCATCTGGCGTCCGCAGCCTGGGCCACAAGAGCAAGCCATCCGCACAGCGGGGTTTGTCGATGAGGCTCTCTATGGTGGTGCCGCTGGTGGCGGCAAGACGAGTTTCCTCATTGGGGACTACGCATCCGATATCGACCAAGGAGCCGCGTGGGTTGGAATCCTCTTTAGGCAGTCCTACCCTGAACTGGATGACATCATCGCTCAGACCCATGAGGTCTACCCGCAATTGGGCGGGGAATATAAAGTGGGTGCCCATGAGTGGCACTTCAAGTCTGGAGCCATTCTTCGCCTGAGGCACGCGGAGAATGAGTTAGACTTCACGAAGTATCAGGGAGCCTCCTACGCTTGGATCGCCTTTGACGAGATGACCAACTGGGGCGATCTGAAGTTCTACAAGAAGATGAAGTCCCGCCTCCGTGGTCCAGCCAAGCGTAAGCGCATCCGCTGCACCGCAAACCCAGGCGGGATAGGCCACGATGTCGTGAAGCAATACTTCATCAATGCCGCACCGCCCCTGACGCTGATACAGGGAGAGACTACCCCCGAGGGGGATGCCTCCATGTCGCGGATGTTCATCCCCGCTAAGGTGCAGGACAATAAGATACTCTTAGAGAATGACCCTGGTTACATAGCTCGCCTCAGGGAGGTGGGCGATCCAGATTTAGTGAAGGCGTGGTTAGAGGGCGATTGGAATAGTATCGTGGGGGCGTACTTCAGCCAATGGGACAAACGCGTAGAGGTTCCTTCTTTCGTGGTCCCTGAACATTGGCCCTTATTGGGCTGCATGGACTATGGAGAAGCGGCTCCCACGGCCTTCTACCTCGCGACCCAAGACTATGACGGCAATACCTACTTCATCACTGAATATTACCGAGACAATGCCACCGCATCACAGCACGCGTATGAGATCAATAAGCTCATAGATGGCTGCCCCTTCACAGGGGGGCGGAGGCCCACGAGCATCATCTGTGACCCCTCTATGTTCACGAAGCGCAGACTCACGGAGGTCATCAACCACTCCCCCGCCGATATATTCCGCGAGAGTGGCTTATACCTCACGAGGGGCGCTAATGAGCGCGTGGCAGGCTGGCGAGTCATCAATGACGCCCTCTCCAAGGAGCGCATGTATTGCTTCGCGGGTTGGTGTGACAACTTAGTGAGGACGATGCCTTCCATCCCGAGAGATCGGAAGAATCCAGAGGACATCGACACGCACTCGGACGATCACGCCGCAGATGCCATCCGCTACATGATGATGCACATCTATAAGGCTTCACGGCCCCCCACGGCGAAGAGTAGAGATCCCAAGACGGGAGCCAACGTCCTCAAGAGCCTCCGGACAAAGAAGAGAAAAGCAAGATATGCTGCCTGACACACTAAATAGGAACCAATGAACCTAACAGAGCAGGAACGCTGGAAGAAGGAATTTGATATAGCCAAGCGATTCATGGAGCCCAAGCACCGTATATGGCGCAGGCTCCTGAAGGCGTATCGCATGGACTACGATCACATGGGGCTGGAGAACGTGGTTCACCGCTCCCGCTTCTACCCTCTGACGCGACAACTTCTCGCCAGCATCTCCTTCCGCTACCCGCACATCTTCGCGGAGGTGGATAAGCCGCAGTTCGCGGAGCACGCGGAGATCATCGCGGAGACCGCTAACGCCGCTAATGTGGTGATGGAGGTCAAGCCCGAGATCCAGCAGGCCCTCTTTGACGCAGCCTACTGCTATATGGGGTGGCTGAAGTATGACTACAACCCCCCAGGCAACAATGATATCATAGCTCCTTATGTCACCGCTAATACCATGCAGAATGATATGGTCTCCACGCGGCGCATCTCCCCATTTAATATGTTCATTGATCCATTAACACCCCCCCATAAGATCCATGAGGCTCGCTGGATGATGGAGGAGATGTTAGTGCCCCTGGAGTTCGTGAAGAAGGATGAACGTTTCAAGGCACATTGGCACCGCATTAAGCCCATTTCCCACGAGGAGAAAGACTCTTTCCTCACTGACATGGAGGGGGGTGAAGATAGCACCACAGAGCAGGGTCTCCTGAACGAGGCTAAAGCCAACGGTCAGATGGTCCTGCTCCGAGAAGTGCATGATCGCATTCACGGCAAACGCATCACCTTCGCGTATGGGGTAGATGAGCCGATAGAAGACATAGATCATCCCTTTCTTGAGATGGACCCCGTAACGATCCCTGACCCGCAGACAGGTCAACCCCTGATGACGGGAGAGATGATCCCCACGGGCTCTTGGCTGGTAGAGGGGGGCTTCCCCTACCACGCTATCAAGTATGACATGACCGATGGATTGGATGGACCCTACAACCTGCCTATGATGGGCTATGTAGAGGATGACCAGAAGATTCAGGTGGAGAGCGCCACGCGCAAGGTGGACATCCTCAAGCGATTCTCCCGCATCATCTTAGGCAACAACGGCGAGAAGGAGTTGAACGCCGATGTGGAGAATGCCTTCAAGGGTGCGGATGATGGCTCGGTGATCTGGGTCAATGACGTTAATAATGGCTTCCGCGAGATGCAGATGGGGAATATCCCCCAAGACCAATATGCCATTGAGAGGGAAGCGCGAGATGATGAGGAGTCAGTTCTACAGGTAGGGGGGACAGCCTTAGCGGGTGGCTCCATGACTGCCACGCAATCCTCGTTAGTCGCCTCTTTTGGGCAACTCAACCGCGAGTGGCTACAGGAGGCGGTGGTGCAAGCCTACCGAACCACCGCCATCAATACTATCCGTATCATGTCCGACCCGCGCTATACGCCTGATGAGTTCATCGTGGGCATCTCCAACGGGGATCAGCGGTATGAGCAGACGATCACCGCAGACATCCTCAAGGTGCCCTTCCGCCTCTTTATAGAAGCGAACTCCATGCGCCCCCTCTTTGAGCAGTTAGAGCGCGAGGATACGCTGGCACTCGTGAATACACTGCGCGGTGCCCCTGAAGTCGATCAGATGGAACTCATTAAGATGGTCCTCCGCACCTTCCATGTCTCTAACCCAGACAAGTTAATCGGGCAGGGCGATAAAGCCTCCGCGACTCGGAAGGCGCAGTTGGAGAACCAGTTCATGGCAGGCAGACTGCAAGACCCTGGTGTCCTCCCCACGGATGACCATGAGACGGAGATGGCGGCGCATCAGGCATGGCAGTCTGATCCAGCCATCACGCAACTAATACAGCAACTCACACAGTCTAACCCGCAAGCCTTCCAGCAGTTTCAGCAGGCGATGCAGGGACATATGCAGGGACACGCACAGGCGGCGCAGGGCGGCGGAGGTGGTGGTGGCGGCGGGAAGACGATCCCGAGCACTGATGACATAAACGCCCACGCGAGTAGTATTGAATCCACCGTGCGGGGTAATGCGCAGCGCATAAGCCAAGCAGTCTCTACGGATACCAACCAAAACTAATCCCTTGCCTAAAGAATGACTACCTATGCCGATATATAACTTCAGGTGCAACACCTGTGACCATGAAGAGAAGGATATTTACTTCACCATCTCCAAACTACCCCGTAAGCGCAAGTGCGCGGAGTGTGGCGTTAAGGATAGCACGCAGGACTACCGTGGGAGACGCGAGGCGGAGCCCTCCTCCAATAACTCCATGTATGGGAAGTGGCAACCTGGGGCGGGAGTAGTGTGGAATAGCTACTCAGAGAAGAAGCAATGGCTAAAAGACAACAATATGGAAGAGACTCACGACCTCGTGAAGGGATCACGCTCCAAACGGAGAGATCCTCCACCGAGGCCATCCGTGCCTGCCGAGTGGGTAGATATCCCCAGAGCAGCACACCTGTAGAGAAATAGGAGGCAACCTATTATGTCCGAAGTGTTTTCAGAAGACTCCCAAGATACTGGCGGCGAACCCTCTGAGGCTCTGGATGAAGGATTAGTGGATTTTGGCGCTGATCTGGATGCAGATACCCAAGAAGAGGCCACTCCAGTAGTAGCGGGACACTCCGAGGGAGCACCCAGAGGAAACGAGAGCGCACCACCTGCGGGGGAATTTGACCCTGACAAGGTAGATTGGCTCCGTGTAGACATCAACACCATCCCTGACCAGTATAAGCCACTACAGGCGCTCGCGAAGAATATGCAGGCGTCTTACACGCAGGAACAGCAATCCTCGCGGCAGATACAGGAACAGGCGCAAGCTGAACGTCAGCAGTATTTGCAGGCGATCAGTCAACTCAACCAGAACTACCAGAACCTCCAGAATCCACAGCAGACGGATGACCCCTTTGAGCGAGTCGCGCAGCACTTAGACGAGGACGAGCGGAGGGGATTACAGGTGGTCCAGACCTTGCAACAGCAAGCGATGGCTCCCCTCTTGGAGCAAGTGCAGAGCCTACAGGGTCAGCTTCAGCAGGCTAACCAAGGTTCACAAGCCTTCCAGAGTTACATCCATCAGCAGCAGGCCCAAGCGCGCCAAGGGGAGATTAATGACACCCGATCCGCGTATGGAAGTGAAGTGGATAGCCTTAGTAATATGCAGATCGCCGCCATGAGGTCACTCGTGGATCAAGGCGCAGGCGTAAAGGCGGCTTTTGAGAGTGTCACGGGTAAGTTGAGTGAGCAGATTGTAGCGGCACGGGAAACACATAGTAACGTGAGGGCAAATGCTAAGAAAGCGGCGTCTTCCGTCCCTCCCGCGAGAATTGCTACAGGTGGCGATAATGCCTACGGGGAAACCGATTTAGATGCAGACATGGCGCGTTTATTTGGTGACTAAAATACATGCGGCGCGTGTAATCCTACATGCACCGCTTCCTTTAAGAGAGACTGAACAATGGCTGCAACAAGCACAACGGAAACCTGGGATGAAGCCTGGACGCTAACCATGCGTGCCAAGCGCAAACGCTTAACGGACAACATCTCGGATAGTTATCCCACGATTGACAGGTTCCGCAAGTCGGGCGTCATGGAAACTGAGAACGGTGGCAAGCAGATTCAGGAAGACCTGATGTATGCTCTGGACACCTCCCAGTGGTTTGATGGCGACGATACCCTGAATACCGATGCCACGGATGGCGTCACGGCGGCTTTCTATAACTGGCGCTACTTGGCTACCCCGATCCAGATTAATATGACCGAGGAGAAGGAGTCGCGCAAGCAGGCTGGTGCCGTCAAGTTGCTGGAGTCGAAGACTAAGCGTGCGATGACCACGCACTTTGACACGAGCAATAGCGCCCTCCATACCGCGCAGAGCGGCAAAGCCATAATAGGCTTGCCTGATATCGCCTCTGTTAGTTCAGGTGCCACCATCGCGGGCATTAACTCCACCACGGAGACCTGGTGGGATAATGAGCGTAACAACGCCACGAGCGACACCTCCTTCAAGACGGCTGCTGGGGACAGTTATGAAGGCTTGCTCCGTATGCGGGCCCTCTGGAATCAGGTCAGTGAAGGCAAC